ATAGTTTTCAGGTGGGAACCCGTACTCTGTGGGATTGTGAGTAACAACGAGAGGGACATCTTTAGATGGTGGACTATTTACCGTCCATTTTTCTCTTTGTAATAAGTTTTCAAGTGCATATTTTCTTGACTGAATGCTCCTACATCTTTTCGTATCGTACTGAAATCTCCACTCAAAACATAAAGCTTCATGCCATGTTCTGAAACCTTCGATAGCAACTATATATTTCCATGGACCATTTCCACGCGTCCGACAAGAACCTCCTGCAATTTCAGAATTATGTTGTCTCAATCGTCTATTTAAATCAACAGAAGCACCTATATATGCTCGAGTTCCACTCTGAATCCAGTACACATAGTATTTTTTAGAGTGTTCAGACATTTTTTTTAATAAGAATAATTTAAAACACTGATTTTTTATTTTTTTATAAAATGTAATAATACATACCGAGAAAAGCAGTCACCCAGACCGATACAGCATGATCGATGATGTCCCGGAAGACATCATGCGCATAATACTAGCAAAGTTTTTACCTTTCGAAAGAACCAAACTAAGAATGACATGTCAACGACTTAAAAACATTCCATGTATGTATGAATTCGAAGAAGAGCTAAAATACTTTTTAAACAATCAAATACTTTATCTCCATAAAGAATGGAAAAACTTGTGGTCAATAAAAAAAAATAGTATTGAATGTTCATGTACAAGTTTTTGTACACAACCTCCTGAAAAATTAATAACTTTCATTTTACAGAAGAACTTGACTAAAAAAAAACTGGTATCGTGCAAATATATGATGGGAAGAAAGATGAACAACAGAAAATATAACGTCATGAACATGATTGGTGACGATATAAATATGATTGGTGACGATATGGACATTTTTTTCAATAATGCAGTTTAGGAAAAACATGTTTTTGAAAATAAAACCTCAATTCAATATATAATTAACATCATATTAAAACTTAGTAAAGTTATTTATATGAAAAGTTTATATGAAATTATTTTTTATGTAGAAAGCGAGTTTAATTTAAAATTCATAAAAAGATTTTGTTATTTTACTATCTATGTCGGTTTCTATTTATTCTATAGATGTATTCGGAATATGTTTCTTTTGATGCAGTACGATCTTTGGGGTCGTATATAGAATTCTCCACTATATTTCTGTATTCTGTAATATTTTTAAGATTATTTATTTCAGATACATAATCTTTGGTAATATATACATTATTTTTCGTTACGTCTTGAACAGTTAATTTAATTCCATCTCTTCTGGCAATATACTCTGCATATGTTTCTGATGAAGCAGTATTATCTTTATTATTTTGAAGGTTTTCTTCCGTTACATCTTTTACATTTGTTGGAAGTCCGTCTCTTCTGGCGATATACTCTGCATATGTTTCGGATGAAGCAGTATTATCTTTATTATTTTGATGGTTTTCTTCCGTTACATCTTTTACAATTGTTGGGAGTCCATCTCTCCTGGCAATATACTCTGCATATGTTTTTGATGAAGCAGTACGATCTTTCGGATTGTACATGTTTAAATTCATGTATGTTTTAATACTTTTTTTATAGTTTATCTTAGAAGGTACAAATGCATATGTACAATCAAATATAAAAAATAAAATCGTCGCCATATTACAAGTTTTCATAGTTTATAATTGTGAAAAATATTCCAAAATCTGATCACAATATAAGATGATTTTTATTAATTTTAAAAGTTTATTTTCCAATGATGTTATTTTAAAATAAAATAATTTTATTATGTAGCAGTGCTTATAATAACCAAATATCTATATTGTCAACGTCTATTTATAAAGTAGTCGAAGGTATTTTGGTACGCCGTATTTTTTTTAACCATCCGAAGGTGGAACCAAAGACGTTTGATAGGATTCCTCTTCAATATTATAGACCTTTTCTCAGACACCCACATGTCTACCTTTTTTAACTTTACATATTTTTTTGTTTAAAAAACAGAGTGATGTTTTTCTTTTTTTTTTTGTTAATTTTCCATAATCATGCAAATAAGTTTTAAGTGCAAACAAATCATAGGGTTCTTTTATTTCTAAGAAACTTATATCATATTCTTCAAAAGTATCTTTATAATGGTTTTTCATATGTTCTAATCTGTGAGCATAAAACTTTTCTTCTTCTGTATCTTTATTTAAAACGTGTATTATTTTCATTGTATCGATTTCTCCACGTCCACTTCTCCCACAACGTTGCATTTCTTGACATCTTGAACCATTTGAATTGTGAAGTTGAATTACTATACAATCGTCTGGAAAGTTTACAGCAACATTACAAACACTCGAGGATATAAGAATGGATTGTTTAGTTCCATAGAAATGTTCGAGTACTTTAGATCTATCTGACTCTTTAGTTTTTCCATTTATCGATCCACATAAAGTTCTTCCATTCAGATTGAGTGATAATTGTATATAATTTATAGAAGTTGCGGAATCGCTAAATATAATTATTCGGTTTTTCAAATATAAAGAATCTCTTATTAATTGATTTAATGCACACATTTTGTTTGGATTCAACGTTCTTATTGTGTAGTCTTCTTTTGATCTACTCTTAACTTTTATTGATTCGTCGAAAGAAACACAAATTTTTCCATACATTACTTTTTTACCTGATAAATATGTAAACAAAACTGGTCCAACTAAATCATTTAAATGTAATAGTTTCTCATCTTCTCTTATCAAAGAACCACTAAACCCAACCACTGAAGAGAAGTTTAATAGACATGTAAGTCTAAACTGATCTGCTGCCACCAAATGAACTTCATCTAGAATAAGTATACCAAATCTTTTTACGATATACAACCAGAGTATAGTTTCGTCATTTTCGTAACTTTTTTCCTGTATAGATTTAAATGCTCTCGTAATTGAAGCATATGTACATACAATTACATCAGGAAAAGGTTTCAGCTTTTTCTTCCAACTTTTGTCTACATTGTGTATATGTTCTACATTTAAGTGAGCATGTTCACTCAAGTCTTTTACCCATTGTTTTGAAGAAATAATGTGTGGCGTAACAACCATAGACGGAGCTCCGATTCTTCGTATTAACTCGCACCCAACCAGAGTTTTTCCGGTTCCACAATCCATTTCTATATTACCAGAACTAATAATATTTTCTGAATTTATTACAGAATTCACTGCAGAATTTTGATAGTCCCATAATTTTTTGGCAGTTGTTTTTATCGTGTACGGCTCATTTGAAAGTTTGGAAAAATTTGTTCGAGTATTACGGTTATTTTCAACTCCATATTGATATCTGTATATATCACGAGAACAAATCCATCTTTTATTACCAGGTGCACCGTGAGGACCAGTTGGTTCAATTTTATCTCCTATAGTATCATCACTTATTTCTAAAACATTAATAATATGTTTTGCCGAGGTCAACATCGTCTAGTTCAAACCAAAGAACAGATCACTATTTTTGATTACTAAAATATCAAACTAATATTAATGATGAGGAAAACGATTAAAAAAAAGAAATGGATAAAGATGAACTAACAAAAGAACAACTTATCTGTTTTAGAAGCGGTTCTTCTCTACGAAAAACTCCTCAGAGAAAGTATATGACGGAAGAGACTGAGCGATTTTGTGACGATTAATTCGACACCACAATGTTAACAGAATTAAAAAATGGGAAAGTTGAGTATCTTTAAGATTTACTTTTTTTTAATACTGTTAACATGGTGGGATATATTTGCGTCGCACTTTTTCGTATGATGGAGACTTTGAATTTTTTCTGACATTTACTTGGTCTTTGCACTTGTAAAGAAATTTGAACAGTTCTTCTCTATTTTCTAATGCTTTCTTTAGAAAACGTCCATTGCCTTTATTTATATACTTTTTAAAATGATGAGCACATTCACCACATGTAAGAACCCATGGGAGACTTTTTAGAAGTTTTTCCCATCCTTTTTTACGTTCTCTAATAACTTCTGTGGTATATTCATCATCATCCCAACATTCCTTTTCGTGAGGATAATCCGACGCTAAGAGAAATAAAGTGTCCCACATTTTCTTACCCCAATGACTTGGGACTCTTGCTCTCCAACTTGAATGTAGACCACGGTAGTCTCCAGAGTATTCATAATTTTCTGTACTATTATATCTTACCGTTTCGAGATGTTTTATTACGAGTTCGGAGTTCCACATTTTTTCTGTAAAATATTTTATTTTACAACTTTTTATACAAAAAGTTCTTAAAGTCTTTTACTTCGTCTCCAAAGAACAAAAACAGTGTAAATGCAGTTAAAACAGAACCTTTTACTTCTTTTACTCTTGAAGGATCGAAATTCTCGGATTTGAAAGGAAGTGGTAAAATTTCAGATATTTGTCTCAAAACGTAAGCAAATACTGAAATTATTGAGATATTCATGCAAAGAAAATAAATATTATCATAATCAGATGCATCTTTATCATAAGAGTATAAGAAATACGTTTCAACTTTTTGGGATAAATAAGAAGCAATCAGAAAATTTACTATGCTTGCATATATTATAATTGTAATTTTTTTTGTGTAGTAGTCAAAGCTCTCTGTCATTTTTAGACACCAAAAAAAAAATAAAACTTTGTTGAGTAAATAATTTTTATATCTTCAGTTGCAACTTCATGCTTGAAAAATAATAACATCCATACAATACATTCAAATGGAAAAACTGCGTTTGCCACCTTTGACCTTTTTCACTTTGAACCATTGCCCGTCGTCAACGTCTTGGACCACGCTATTTTGTTCGTTGGTAAGTTTCCGCTTCACCTGTCGAAAGTAACCGCCAACTGGAAGTGCATTGTTTCCTTTGCAGACTCTGTGACTCAGTGGCTTTCGTGTTACAATTCTATAAGACTGTTTGGCTCAAGCATTGTGCATGACTGGAATCCGGTCTCATTTTTGGGTATATCTTTTTGGATAATTTTCAGACGTCCATTTCTCCTCAAAGATTCATTCAACACAATATCTCCGTACTTTATAAACCACGCAGAATGAACATCAATACGCAATACTATTCATTGATTTAATTGTATTCGTTTTATTTATTAATTAAAGTAAAAATATTTTTTGGAGCTTATCTGGTGTTTCAATGTTCTTTATATAAATAATATTTCCAGAAATATACCGAAACGTTATTTTATCTTTTATGATGATTACAAGCGGGCCTTCCACCCACAAATTATTGTTGTTAATATCAAACATAGAGAAAAAACGAAATGCTTTTTTTGTTTTTATACAAACTCCCCAACGCAACTTGTATACGAGCTTTATCGTAATTTTTTTATTTTTCAAAACCACAGTGAAAGGTTTTGTTTCTGCTATAATTCTCGAAACCGCTTGTTTGAACGCAATATTGTAATCTTTTGAAACTAAGTAAAAAGGTTCTCGCATACTTGTTTTCAGCAGTATGTTTGATATAACATCCAAGTTCATTATTAAGTTTATGAAAAAATATTTTTCAATCAATGTTAACATATAGATTCTATACAAATAAAAATGGAAGATCTCGAAAGAGTATGGAGCGACAACGACATGGAAGGGTTGCCATTTTCAACAACTGTTGATGAAAAAAGAATACTCAAAATTCTAAAAACGTTGTCTGAAAAAAAAATGTTGAATAGTGAAATTTATGAAAAGGTAAAACAGTGGGTAAAATTTAACTATACCTTCAATGAAATATTCCATACAAGTAGTTCAAAATATAAAACTTTTGTGCACAAAATATATTTTGAAATTGACATCTTACTAAAAAACTACGGTTTTTATACAATTCTTGATCCGAAGATTTTTAATTTTTGTTGAGGTTATAAATGACGTTTTCGGTTATTTCTTCAAGTGTTTTAAACAATTTAAAACTTTATAATTCGTTTTAATTTTAATTTTTTAAAA